TTTTTATTAGAGATCCTGAAACTAAAAAACTATATCATGTAGACGGTGCAAACGTTAATAGAATTATTGTAAACGAAAGCGAAGGAAAAACTCCTGAGCAGTATGTTATTAAAAACTTTAATTTAAATTTTAAAGATATGGTAGCTACTACTCCTCATGTAACAAGTGGGAACATTAACGGCGGTGGCGGAACTTATCAGCCAGCAGGCGGTGTTAGAGGTATGGTAGGAAATGCTCCACAGCAATCAGGATCAAGATTTAGTACTGAAGATGGAGAAATTTCTGTCGATGCAGACAATATTGTACATTTAAGTTTATCAGAAGGATTAGATCAAAACTATCCTTTTGGTAATAGTCTATTAGAAACTGTATTTAAAGTATACAAGCAAAAAGAATTATTAGAGGATGCTATTATCATCTACAGAGTACAACGTGCTCCAGAACGCAGGGTGTTCTATGTAGATGTCGGCAATATGCCGTCGCACTTAGCGATGCAATTTGTTGAGCGTGTAAAAACTGAGATTCACCAACGCAGAATCCCAAGTAGTACAGGCGGAGGAACTAATGTTATAGACAGTAGTTATAATCCTTTATCAATTAACGAAGATTATTTCTTTCCACAAACTGCTGAAGGACGCGGATCTAAAGTTGAAACACTACCGGGTGGTACTAATCTAGGAGAGATTGATGATCTTAGATATTTTACTAACAAGTTAGTTCGTGGATTGCGTATTCCTTCAAGTTATCTACCTACTGGTGCAGATGATTCAGCCGCACAATATAATGATGGCCGAGTTGGAACAGCATATATTCAAGAATTAAGATTTAATACATACTGTGAAAGACTACAAAACTTAATTGTTGAAGAGTTAAATCAAGAATTTAAACGGTATGTATTGGAAAAGGGCATTAACATTGACACAGCAATGTTTGATCTAAGATTCCAGCCACCACAAAACTTTGCAAGCTATAGACAATCAGAAATTGACAATGCACGTATTCCAACATTTACACAAATGAGTGCTATACCTTATATTTCAAATCGTTTTGCAATGCAACGCTTCTTAGGAATGTCAGCAGAAGAAGTTGCAGAAAATGAACGCTTATGGCGAGAAGAAAATGACGAAAATTTAGATCCATTGCCGGCAGATGCTGAAGGCGAAATGAGAACTGCTGGAATAAGCGGTGCTGGTATTGCTGGAGACATAGGCGGTATGGAAGATGAAGCACCAACTGATGAAGCACCTATTGAAGGCGGTATGGATGATGCCGGTGCAGAAGTACCAACTGGAGGAGATGCAGGCGCTGAAGGTAATACTGACGTAACTGTATAAATAGTAATATGATACTACGTGAATTATTTTATTTTGATAAAGAAACTTTAGACCCAGTTGATGACAAACGTTATGATGCTGACTTAGATCAGTCTCCTGTAGACTTAGATGATACACGAAAAACTAAACTAACACTTCGCCAGATCAATCGAGCAAGGAAAGCCGCAGAGCTACATACAGAAGAAACAGAGAAAGAACTTCACTTTGTTAGACAAATGTATGGTAATGCGGCCAATGCAGAGGCCGGCGGAGTATGATAATTGAGTATAGCTTTTGTACTAGGTAACGGTACTAGTCGTCAATCAATACCAATAGAACCATTAAAAAAATACGGAACTTTATATGCATGCAATGCAGTATATAGAGAAACATCTGTTGATTATCTAGTAGCTGTAGATATTAAGATGATTCATGAAATTAACATGAGTCGATATCATATGTCTAATCAAGTTTGGACAAACTATAATAAAGCATTTGAACCTTATACTAGTTTTAATTATTTTAATCCTAGTTTAGGATGGAGTAGCGGACCAACAGCGTTACATCTTGCGGCAACGCATGATCATTCAGTAGTATATATATTAGGTTTTGACTACAAAGGAATAGGTCCGGAGCATAAAAGAGTAAACAATATATACTCAAGTACTGCAAATTATAAAAGATCTGAAGACGGAGCAACATATTATGGTAATTGGTTGCGTCAAACATGCAATGTAATACAGAAATCTCCGCAAAAGAGATATATAAGAGTGTTAGAGAATAAGGACTCGTATATTCCAGAACCTTTTGATAACTTTGCAAATTTAAGCCATGTAACCATTGAAGATTTTGCTAAATCCTTCAATATACAGCATCATATCTCAAAATGACTCATTTTGAGCCTATTATACACCCATATTTCATACATTGAGTAAATACAACTGACAGCCTAACCTTAGGTACATAAACATTTCATTAGGAGAAAGAAAATGGCAGATCGTAACAAGTTCGAGGAAATGCTCGAAAAATTAGTTAACGAAGACCGTGCTGGTGCGGAAGAACTATTTCACGAAATAGTTGTTGAAAAATCCAGAGACATTTATGAGAATCTTTTAGAAGATGATCTAGAAGTTGACGAAGCTAACGACGAAGAAGTAGATGAAGCTACTGACGAAGAAGTAGACGAAGCAACTGACGAAGAAGTTGACGAATCAAGTGAAGAAGTCGACGAAACTAAAGACGAAGAAGTAGATGAGTCAGATGAAGACTTAGATGAAAACTTTGATTTAGACGAATTTGAAGTTGAAGCAGATCCAATGGATATGGATTCATCAGCTGACATGGCAATGGATATTGGTGCTGACGCAGGCGAAGAAGATCCAATGGGCATGGACGACGAAGGTGAAGCAGGTTCACCAGAAGACATGGCTGACGACATCAGTGATTTGCAAGACGAAGTAGAAAAATTAAAAGCGGCATTTGATGCAGAAATGGGCGGAGACTCCATGGACACAGATGACGATAAAGATTCCGAAGACGGCGATGACGGCGACGAGGAAGAAGAAGATGCTCCAGAAGAAGAGAGTGTCAATCTTGGCATGGAAGAAGCTACTGACGAAGAAGTAGACGAAGCAACTGATGAAGTTGATGAGTCCGGTGATAAATCAGAAGCAGAACAAATGCGTGAGTATGTTGAAAAAGTAAGTGGTGGTGGATTAGATGCACAAAAAATTGGCGGCGATAACGGCGCAAATGCAAAAAGTCCAGTAGCAAGTGCTAACAAAATGGGCGACGGCACAACAGCAAATATAGTTGCAGGTGGCGAAGCTGGTCCAGGTGGGACAGCTGGCGGTTTAGCTGGTAATAGTCCTAAAGTAGACAACATGGGCAACATAAACGTTCCAGGCGGTAAAGCAGGGAAAGCAATGAAACCAATGTCAAAAGGCCACGGTGCTGAGAAAAAAGGCGCAGGCGAAACAGCTGACAATAAGAAATCTATTGTAGGCAAATAAGGAAGACTAGATGCTAAACTTACGTGAGAACTTGACATTCGACCAGGCGAAGATCGTCGTAGAAACTGCTAATGATGGCAAAGACCTTTTTATGAAAGGTATTTGTATACAAGGCGGAGTACGCAATGCTAATCAGCGTGTGTACCCTGTTAATGAAATTGGTAGGGCTGTCAAAACTCTTAACGATCAAGTTACAGGAGGATACAGTGTACTCGGGGAAGTAGATCATCCAGAAGGCCTTAACATTAACTTAGACCGCGTGTCTCACATGATTACAGAAATGTGGATGGAAGACGCTAACGGTTATGGGAAGTTAAAGATATTACCAACTCCTATGGGAAAACTAGTTGAAACAATGCTTAATAGCGGCGTTAAACTTGGTGTTTCCAGTAGGGGCTCTGGTGAAGTAACAGACTCCGGTGATGTATCGGATTTTGAAATCATAACAGTGGACGTTGTGGCACAGCCAAGTGCGCCAGGAGCATATCCGACAGCAATTTACGAACACTTAATGAATGCTCGAGGCGGGCACAAGGCATATGAATTAGCACAGGCAACAAGACACGATCCAAAGGCACAAAAGTATCTTAAGGAATCGCTGATTAATATAATCAGCAAACTCCAGTAAACTAGGAGAATAGTATGATAGATGCACTGAAAACACTCTTTGAAAACGATGTAGTTTCTGAAGATATCAGGGCTCAAATTGAAGAAGCTTGGGAAAGCAAAATTAAAGCGAATAAGATGCAGGTAACTGCTGAACTTCGTGAAGAATTTGCATCTAAGTACGAGCATGACAAGAGTCAGATGGTAGAAGCTGTCGACACTCTAGTTTCAGATCGACTTCAAGCAGAAATTTCTGAGTTTGCAGATGACCGCAAACAACTAGCTGAAGCTAAAGCAAAATATGCAGTAGCAATGCGTGAAAACGCAAACCTATTAAAAAGTTTTGTAATGCAACAGTTAGGTAAAGAAGTTTCTGAATTACACGAAGATCAAAAAGTAATGGCAAATAAATTTGCTAAACTTGAGGAATTTGTTGTTGAGGCACTATCTAAAGAGATTGCAGAATTCTATGAAGACAAGAAAGACTTAGCTGAGACAAAAGTCAAACTTGTTAGAGAAGCAAAATCAAAATTTGCAGAAGTTCAAAAGAGCTTCGTCAAGCGTAGTGCAGCATTAGTATCTGAAACAGTTAACAAAAATCTTAATAAAGAGATTGGCGCACTGAAAGAAGATATTGAAGCAGCAAGACGCAACGACTTTGGTCGTAGATTGTTCGAAGCATTTAGCAACGAATATGCAAACAGTTACTTAAATGAGAAATCAGAAGTAGCAAAACTTATGAAAGTTGTAGATCTTAAACAGAAGCAACTTGCAGAAGCAAAAGTTGTAGCAACTAAAGCAACAAAACTAGCAGAATCGAAAGATGCTGAAAAGACCGCTTTAATTGAAGCAGCTCGTCGCAAAGACACAATTAATGACTTAATTGCACCTTTAAACAAGGCGCAAAAAGAAATTATGACAGACTTACTGGAATCAGTTCAAACTCCTAAATTAAGAACAGCGTTTGACAAATACATACCGTCCGTAATTGACAGTAAAGGTCCAGCCAAGCAAAAGGCAATTTTATCAGAAGGCAAAGAAGTAACAGGCAACCGTGACGCAAGTGTCACAGCAATCAAAACGCATAATGGCGGAGAAGTAATAGATCTACGCCGTCTAGCAGGTTTAAAATAAAATAGGAGAAACCAAAATGTCAGAACTATTAGAAAGCCGCTGGCAGGATACTAAAACAGCACTTGTTGAAGGCCTAAACGGAAACAAAAAAGCGGTAATGGAAACTACACTAGAAAATACTCGTAGGTATTTAAGTGAAAGTGCAACCGCTGGTGCTACTTCTGCCGGTAACGTAGCTACACTAAATCGTGTGATCCTTCCAGTGATCAGACGTGTAATGCCAACAGTCATTGCAAATGAATTAGTAGGCGTACAGCCTATGACTGGTCCTGTGGGTCAAATCCACACATTGAGAGTTCGTTATTCGGACACAGCTGGTTCAGGCGCAAGCGGAGCAGTAGCTGGAGAAGAAGCACTTTCACCATTCAAGATTGCTGAAGCATACAGTGGTAACACTACTACTGCTAAAGCAAATGCAACAGCAGCAATGGAAGGCACAGCTGGAAACAGAATGTCAATCCAAATCTTGAAACAAACTGTCGAAGCAAAAACCAGAAAGCTATCAGCTCGCTGGACTTTTGAAGCGGCACAAGACGCACAATCACAGCACGGTATTGACGTCGAAGCAGAAATTATGGCAGCATTAGCTCAAGAAATTACTGCAGAGATCGATCAAGAAGTTCTTGCTTCACTGAACACCTTAGCAGGTACAGCAGCAGAAACTTATAACCAAGCTGGTGTATCAGGAACAGCTACTTTCGTAGGTGACGAACACGCAGCACTTGCAGTTCAAATCAACCGCGTAAGTAACTT